AACGCGCGTAGCGCATATCACGTCCAAAGGACATATCACGCACGAAGTGCATATCACTCGCCGTAGGCGAATAGAGTTGGCGCACCTGCTTTATCGCAGGTGCGCCAAAGATCCGAGTCGGAAATTAGTTGTTGCAGCAGCAGAGGATGATCAGCGCCGCAATAATGATCCACGTGCAGTTATCGTCGAAGAGATGGCAGAAGCAGTTGTTCATACTATGTCGGTTCCTTTCGGGAGGATGAAGTGTCGGTGAGTTGCCTCACACATTAGCAGAATATGCAGCTCCTGCCGCTTGGGTGACAGCGGAAGATTTTTTCTGCCGTCCGTCGGCACGCACGGTCATGTTTTCGGGGGAACGGTCATATACATGAAGTACCGAGAATGCAAAATTTTTGTGAGGTGCTTTATATGTTTATCTGTTCCGTTCGGGCCTCCAGCGTGCGCTTCTTCGCCGCCGTCGCGCTGGTGCTGGCACTGCTGATCGTTTTCGTTTCCGTCGGCGGCACGGAGGCGATCACGGCGGGGGCGAGTGCCGCGTCCTCCTATCGCTTCGACGGCATCCGCGAGGGGGCGGATCGCGTCGAATTTCTCGCTCAGTTCGGCATTGAGGTGAAGGATAGCCCCACCGAGGAGCAGACCTTTACCATGCCGCGCGACTTCGACCGCACCCTGCGCAGCTACAACGAGGTACAAAAGGCGCAGGGGCTTGACCTCGCGCCCTACGTCGGCAAAAAGCTGACGCGCTACACCTACGAGGTCACCAACGCCTCGTGTGAGGGCACGGTGTACGCGACCGTTTTCGTCTTTCGCCGCCGCGTGGTGGCCGCCGACGTGTCGAGTGCCGATCCGACGGGCTTCGTTATGCCCCTGACGGAGTTTCTTACCATTGCTAAATAACGCGGGGCCAATTCCATAGAAAAAGCAGAGAACGCTATGCGTGTTGTCCTTAACGGAGAACACGCAATGAATGGCAACAAGATTGCATGAATTGACACTGCGTGTCATGAATTGCAGTAAACTGCATGAATTGCCCGGCGGGCATAGATACTCGTTGCAATTCAATTCATGGAGGAGGCGAAACGCCGACGAGAAATCATGGCGAAGCCAATTCATGATGCGTCAGCATCCATTTTTATAAAAACGAACAGAGCAAGAATAGAAGGATTCCTTTTACTCTTGCTCTTTCTGTTGGTATTCCGTTTAGAGTTATAAGGCTCGCTACGCTCACCGTTATGAGCTTGCACGGCGCGCGTTATTCAAAGGACACGTTCCATTGGGATTTGATGTATCTGCTTTCGTCATAAAAATACGTGTCATAGTAGCAGCGATCCCAATAGTAGTCCCACGTCGTAGGCTCGCGCTTTGCCTCGCAATACGCAACCAAATATACGGAACAGCCGTTAAAGGCGTCGTTCGCAACAGAGGTCACGCTGTCGGGAATGTACACGGCACGCAACTTAGAACAGTCCTTAAAGGCGTTCTTGGCAATGGCGGTCACGCCGTCGGGGATAACCAACGCGGTCGCCGAGGTATTCTTGACGCCCGTGACTGTGGTGCCGTCTAGAATAAAGCTTGCACTTGCATCGTAATCGGGATTGGGCACGAAACGGGCGGTGATATTTTCACGGCACTTATAGGTATAGGTGGTCTCAGAGGACACTTTTTCCCCGTTTTCGTCATACCAACCGTCAAGGATAAAGCCCTCCGTAGGCGTGGCCGTCACCGCGACCTCGTCCGCGCCGTAGCGGTATTCGCCGCTTTTCGTCAGCGTGCCCATGCCCTCGTACTGAACGCCGAGGGTTACGCGCTCAAGGGAATAGTACAGCTTCAAGACCGTCGTGCCGTCGCCCGCAATTTTTGCACTCGTCTTTGTCAGATAGTAGGTAGGGTTGGCCTCCAGATGCTGTGCACCCCATTCCTTGTACTTAGCCGATACGGTACTGTCGGTCTTGCCCGTAAATTCCTCGGTCAGGGCGAGGTTGTATTTGCCGCTCGTGTCCTCGGCGTAGTGCTCGACCTTATAGGGTACGTCGGTGCGTATCTGCCAGATGGCGTTGAAGCGTGCCTGATAATAGAGGTCGTCAAGGCTCGTGCCGCCCGTATGAATGTCCTCCTCGGCAAGAGGATAGGAAAAATCGTACGGCACGGCGGTGTCCACCCACGAGCCGTTTTTATTCGTAACGCTGACGGACCAGCCGAGGAAATCGTAGCCGGCTTGCACAGGAGCTTCGGGCGGTATGATACAGTTGCCCTCGGTAATCCACGATTCCGAGACGGTGTTATAGCCGCCCTTATCGTTTTTGGAAACAAAGGACACCTTTACGGCGCGTTGGCGGTAGACGTTGACGGTATGGTTCGCTATGACGTTGCCGTTCTTTTTGACGATCAGGTACATGATATTGTCACCGTAGGTCAGCGGCACCACGCCCGCCTCATACGTGGCGTATGCCGAACCGTACGGATCTCCCGATACGACGTAGGTAACGCCGCTGCCGCACTTCAGCTCGGTAAGGAAGGAAAAGTCCGTCACGGGCGGCGCAACCTCGGTGCGCAGCATGACCGTGCCGCCCTCGTCGGTGTAGGGCTTCAGGGTGTTGAAGGTAATATCCTCGCCGCACGAGGACAAAAGGACGGCCGCCGTAAGGCACAGGCAGACAAGTGCGAGGACGGTCAGCCGACGGAAAAAGAGCTTTGCTTGCTTCATCTCGGTTCTCCTTTTATTTTTAGTAAATATATGTACTATTATTATAGTATACCACGCCCTTGACAAAGGTCAAGGGCTTTTTTATTGTACAAAATCCGCACGCGCGACACAAGGAGATTTTTTTCCGCTTAACTCTTACCTCTTCCCTCTTCCCTCTTACCTCTTACCTCTTACGTCCTTCCTCCAATCACACCAAGTCGCGGCCTTTTTCTCATTGGCCGTGTTTTTTATGTGCATATTGCACAGCTTCGGCAAGAAAAATTCCGTATCCTTCGGACACAAACGATACTTACATTCCCCGAAGAAGGTGATATACTGAGTATGCCGAGGGCGAGAGGCGAAGCATGCACACCCCTGTTCCTCGGCCGAGCCGTGCGAAAGGGAAAGCCGATGCGCCGTGCGGCAGCAGAAAAGAAAGGAAAGGAGAGGCGGCATGAAGCAGAGCAAAAAACGGGGATACACGAAGGAGCTGGCGCGGCAGATGTACGTCTTCTTTCTGTCCTTTGACGAGGGGAGCGGTGCACCGAGCTTTCTCAAATTCGCCAAGGGCATCGGCGTAACGCTCGCGGAGCTTCAGGGCTTTCGCTCTCACAAGACCTTCGACGCGGCCTACCGCGCTTGCAGCGACATCCGCAGGGATTACCTGATTGACCGAGCGCTGACCAAGCGGTTTGACCCGTCGTTCGTTAAATTTCTGCTCGCGAGCGAGTTTGGCATGGGCGAGGATAACGAAAAAGACAACGCCCTCGACGTGACGCTTCAGGTGGTTTCCTCATGAAGCTGACGCTGACGCTGACGAAAAAGCAGGAGGCGTTTATGAACGCCTCCGAGGACGAGGTCCTCTTCGGCGGTGCGGCGGGCGGCGGTAAGTCCTACGGTCAGATCGTGGACGCGCTGGTGTTTGCTCTGCGCTATCCGCGCTCCAAGCAGCTGATCCTGCGGCGCACCTTCTCCGAGCTCGAAAAATCGCTCATCCGCACGGCACTGTCGCTGTATCCGCGCACGGTGTTTACCTTCAATTCCTCCGCGCACGTGGGGCGGTTCTCCAACGGCTCGGTGGTGGACTTCGGCTACTGCGCCACGGAAAACGACGTGTATCAGTATCAGAGCGCGGAATATGACGTCATCCGCTTCGACGAGCTGACGCACTTCACCGAGGCACAGTACGTGTATCTTATCTCCCGTGTCCGCGGCACGAACGGCTATCCCAAGCAGATCAAATCCTCGACCAACCCCGGCGGCATCGGCCACAGCTGGGTCAAGCGCCGCTTCGTGGACGCGGCAGCGGCGGGTGTGCCGTTTGAGGGAGAGGGCGGTATGCGACGCGTCTACCTGCCCTCGCGTGTGGACGACAATCTCTTTCTTATGAAGGCCGATCCTGCCTACCGCGAGAGGCTCAGAAATCTGCCCGAGCGCGAGCGGCGTGCGCTTTTGCTCGGCGATTGGAATATCTTTGAGGGGCAGTACTTTACCGAGTTCCGCACCGACGTGCACGTTTGTGCGCCCTTTCCCCTGCCGCGCTCCTATCGCCGTTACCGAACGGTGGACTACGGCCTTGACCGCCTCATCTGCCTATGGGTGGCCGTTGCTCCGTCGGGGGAGGTATACGTTTACCGCGAGCTGGGCGCGTCCGATATGCCCATCAGCCGTGCGGCCGCCGCGATTCTGGCGCACACGCCGAGCGGCGAGGAGATCTACGCCACCTTAGCCCCACCCGATCTGTTTGCGCGCAGTCAGGAATCGGGACGGAGCAAGGCTCTGCTGTTCGCGGAGCACGGCGTGTCCTTTACCAAAACGTCCAACGACCGCGAAACGGGCTGGCTGTGCGTGAAGGAGCTGCTATGCGAGCACGAGGGTGCGCCGCCGCGCCTGCACGTCTTTTCCACCTGTCGCGAGCTCATCCGCACCCTGCCCGCGCTGACGGTCGATCCGCTGAAGCCGAACGACTGCCGCACCGAGCCGCACGACATCACGCACGCCCCCGACGCGCTGCGTGGCTTCGCTATCTTCTACGCACGCCCCGCTCCCGTGACGTCCCAAGCCGCACGCACGGTATGGAGCGCGGATATGTGGGAGGATTATCACGCGACCGACGGGCAGGGGCGCCGCTACCTAACTCAAAAATACGGAGAACCCGAATGAATATACAAACGAAAAACAAAACCGAACGGCTTGCACTGTTCCGTTCGCTGTACGAGCAGGCAAAAAGTGCCTTCAGCGAGGAGCAGGCGGCCTTAGAGAAGCACACGGCGCAGTACCGAGGCGCGTCCGATATCGACGGCTCGTCCGAGCGCGCCGCCACCGTGCGAAACATCACCTACGAGATCATCGAAAGTCAGGTGTCCTCCGACATTCCCACCCCGAAGGTCGATCCCGTCAGCTACAGCGAGCGGCGTGACCGCTGTGCCAAAGCCATCGAACGGCTGTGCATCGGTCTGCGCTCCCGTCTGCCCTTTGAGGAGCTCAACGACCTCGACGAGCGCTTCACCTATATCCTCGGCGGCTCGGTCTGGTTCATCGAATGGGATACCGACTGCCGCGACTTCGGCGAGCGCGGCGGTGTACGCGTGCGGTGTCTGTCGCCGCGCGACTTCATTCCGCAGCCGTCCGTGTGCCGCGTAGAGGACATGGATTACTGCTTCCTGCGCTTCACCGCCACGCGTGCCGAGCTGTGCCGCAGCTACGGGCTTCGCGAACAGGAGCTCGCCGCAGCGGTCGTTGAGCCCGACGCCGCTCTGACCGTAGCCGACGACGACTGCGCGACGGTCATCGTCTGCTTCTACCGTGACGCGGAGGGAGAGGTCGGACAGTTCGTCTTTTCGGGCGAGCTGACGCTGCTCGATATGCCCGCCTACTACCGCCGTAAGCGTCACGTATGTCCCGTCTGCGGCCGCGACGAGAGTCTGTGCCGCTGCGACCGTCAAAGCAAGAAGCCTGCCGAGATGCAGGACGAGCTGTACGAGGTCGTTTATCGCAAGACTTCGCTGGAAAACGGCGAGATCGTGCAAAGCTTCCTTTACAAAAACGAGCTTTCCGATGAAAAGGACGACACGGTGCTCTCCATAGAGGAGCTGCGCGTGCCCTACTACACGCCGAAGGAATTTCCTATCGTTATCCGCAAGAACACCTCGGCCGAGGGACGCGTGCTCGGACAGTCGGACTGCGAATTTATCCGTCCCGAGCAGCAGGCGATCAACAAGGTCGAATCGCGTATTCTGCAAAAGCTTCTGCGTGCCGGCGTTACCCCTGTCGTCCCCGAGGACGCCAGCGTGACGCTCAACAACGCCGTGTTCGGTCAGGTCATTAAGATGAAGCCCGGCGAGAGTCTGGCGCAGTACGGCACGGTGGACACCACCCCCAACATTGCCCAGGACATTGCCGAGGCGGAAAGGCTCTACGACCACGCCAAGCGCACCCTCGGCATTACCGACGCCTATCAGGGCGCGGACAACGACCGCAACAAATCGGGCTATGCCCGTCAGCTGCAGATCGACCGTGCCTCGGGACGTCTGCGCTCCAAGCGTACCATGAAGCAGGCAGCCTACGCCAAGATGGACCGTCTTCTCTTCTCCTTCTATCTTGCCTACGCCGACGAGCCGCGCACGCTGTCCTTCCGCGACGCCTACGGCCGTATGCACAACGAGGCCTTCCGCCGTCTGGATTTTCTGACCTACGACCGTGCGACGGACAGCTACGCCTACGACGACGGCTATCTTTTCTCCACCGACCCCAACGCGGCGGCGGAGGAGGCTCGCTCCGAGCTGTGGCAGAGAAACCTCGAAAACCTGCGCTCAGGTGCGCTCGGCGATCCGTCGGACAAGATGACGCTGCTGCGCTATTGGCAGGCACAGGAGCGCGCGCATTATCCGTACGCCCGTGAGAACGTCGAATACTTCCGCGACGCGCTGGACGAGGGAGGTGACACGCCGTGGACGCTGTAAAGAACGCGAGCCTTGCCAAGCGTCGGCTGTCCTTGGAGGCACCCAAGAGCTTTGCCGCGTATCTGTCGGAGCTGAAGCTGCCCGCACTGGATCTTTCGGACGCCTACGGACAGGCGGCAAATGCCTACGTCAAGGCCTCGCCCACGGGCGGCACGACGGCCGAGTCGCTCAGCGGAGCGGGCCTTTCCGGCAGCGGTCTGCGCGATTATCTGGAAAAGGCTGCCCTGCGTGAAAAGCAAACGCAGACGGCCCAGGCGTACGCCGATTATCTGCGTGCCAAAAGCGAGGCGCGCCGAGGCTATGCCGATTATCTCGACAGCTACGAAAAAAATCTGACCTCGCTCAAAAGCCGCGTGGTATCGTACGCAAAAAGCAACCGCATCACGGACGCGGACACCCTTCGCATCTACGCTAAGTCGCTCGGTCTTTCCGACACGGCGGCCGAGGGAGCAGCACAGGACGCCGCCACCTACGCGCTGCGTTCCGTGCGCGAGTCGGTGCTGAAAAACGTGGTCGCTCACAACATGGGCGAGATACAGGCGCGCACCTACGCGCTGGCACAGGGACTCGACAACGCATCCGCCGAGCGCATCGCGCGCTTTGCCAAGGCCATGCGCGAGGCCGTGATCGACGATCTCGATCTTCCCTCCGTCTTTGAGGACGCCGAGGGAGCATCCAAATAAAGAAAGGAACAAAACATGAAACACACGCATCCCGAAAACAACGTATACGCCACCAATACCTGCGGCTATATCAAGGCCCCCAAGGGCGCGATCAAGAATACGCCGAAGAGCACGGTCCTTCGCTCCGAGGGCGATCTTCGCCTTAAGGGCGCATCCCGCGGAAAGTGAGGGTAGGCCACCATGGTTGACATGACACCCGTATCGGGCACGCCCGACGCACCCGTCACGCCCCCCGTGCAGGAGAGCACCGAGGCAGCCGTCCGTGAGGAGGCTTCCGTCTTGGACGGCACGGCCCCGGAGGCTTCCGTCTTGGACGGCACGGCCCCGGAGGCTCCCGCCTCGGACGGTACGACCTCCGAGGCCGAGGCCTTGACACCGACGCCCGTGGATTACGCACAGATGGAGGCCGAGGATCTGCGCACCCTGCGCGAGCTTTTCCCCGCGGCTTTATCGCTTCGCTCCCTCTCCCAGCTTTCCAATCCTGCGCGCTACGGCGAGCTGCGCGATCTCGGTCTGTCGGCCAAGGAGGCCTATCTTGCCACCGAGGGACACGTCGCACCTCCGTCCGACAACCGCGCGCATCTGCACTCGGCCGTGCCCCGCACCGTCGGCGGCGCGGACGGCTCCATCAGTGCCGCCGAGCTTTCCGCTGCACGCGAGCTGTTCAACGGATTATCCGACCACGAGATACGCCGCCTGTATAAGCGCGTATCCGCATCCAACAAATAAATTCTGAAAGGATCCCATTATGATCATCTATTCTAAATCCTCCGGCGTCAACGACGCCGCTATCGGCAAGCTCGAAACACCCATCAAAATGATCATCGAGCACGAAAGCGATATTCAGTCCAAGAAGGGCGGCGCTTGCGATTGGCTCTTCAATGTGGAACGCAGCCATCGCTTCGGTGAGACCATCATCGGTCAGAAGGAGTTTGGCGTCTTCCAGGCAACGCCCGAGGGCTCTGCCTACGCCGCCGACACCGTGGCCGAGACCTATCGCAAGTTTATCGAGCACGTTCAGTTTACCAAGGAATTCACCATCACAGCCGAGATGATGGAGGACGCCGCCTACGGCGTTGCCGCCGACGCCAAGCGCCGTGCGGAGAACTTCACCCGCGCCTACTACAAGACGAGAAACAAGCTCTGCGCCTACGCGCTGACGAACGCCACGCAAGCAAGCGGTACCTTTGCGGGTGCAACGCTTGATCTGACGTCGGGTGACGGCTCGCCTCTGTTCAGCTTCGATCACGCATCCTCGTTCAACGGACGCGAGCAGTGCAACTATTACTACGGCGACGTCCTCGCCACCGGCACCGAGGCCGACCGTACCTACTCTCTGCCCCTTCTCGCCGAGCGTCTTAGCATGCTTTGCGCGTACATGCGCGACTACCAGGACGAAAACGGCGAGCCTCTCGGCTACACCCCCGACACCATCGTCGTCCCCGGCAACCGTTACAAGGTTGAGATGATGATCAAGAAGGTCTGCGGTACGCCCGGCGCCGAAAGCCTCGAAGGCAGCGGCATCAACCTCAACTACGGCAACTGGAACGTCATCGTTCTTCCCGAGTGGATCGCCTCGGACGACCGCTTTATCCTCATGTCGAGCGATGCCAACCGTGATCTGTGCGGTAATATGTTCTTCAACCGCGTGCCTCTGTCGGTATCGAACTTTGTGGATCATCACACCGGCAACTACACCTGGAGCGGCCGTTGCCGCTTCGGCGTCGGCTTCGGCTCGTACAAGCACGCCATGATGATCGTAGACTCTACCAAAGAGGTTCAGGGCGCACGTCAGCTTGCCTAATGACCGTGAGGAGCAATCGCAAGGGTACGGGCAGTCCGTCGCGACTGCCCCTTCCCCCGGGGTGCTCCTCGGAAAGGACGCTTTATGACCTATAACGAACTGTACCAAGAGGTCTGCCGTCTTGGCTTTGAGGGGGACGTTTACCCCAAGGACAGCTTTCTGTTTGCGACGAGGCGCGCGCTTTTGCAAATGGCGTACGATCTGCCCTCGGAGTACCGACACACGCTGAGGCTTCGGGCGTCGGATACGCCGACGGTCATCTCCCTCAACGAGCATCTGTCCAACGCGCTCTACGCACTGGGAGCGTCCTCATCCACCGACCGCACCCTCACGGTGCGCGTGACGGAAAACGAGCTGTACCTCTCGCACGTCCCCGCCGGTGATCTTGAGGTGCGCTACGTTTACCGCCCCAACGAGCCGTCGGGCAACGATGAGCAGGAGCGCATCGACATGCCGAAAAACCGCCTGCATCTTTTGCCCCTGCTCGTCGCCTCGTACGTGTTTTTGGAGGACGATCCCGAGAGATCACAGTATTACATGACGCTGTACCGCGATGCGATGCTCCGCCGAAGCGCCTCGCACACCTCGTACACCGTGCCGTACGTTGACGTGCTGGGCTGGTAAGGAGGCGGGTTGACGATGGCTTATAAAAAAGCAAGCGAATACACCTGCCTCTACGACGGCATGCGCGGCGTGGATTTTTCCGCCGAGGACGGCTCGGGAAAGCGGTTTTCCGAGCTTGTCAATCTGTGGCGCGACTACGACGGCGAGGGCGGCGGAACGTCCCTCGAAAGCATTCCCGGCTTTCGCCGCATACGAAGCCTACCCGCGGCCGTACACGCCATTTACCGACAGAGGACGCGCGACGGCGTGTTCGCCGTCGTCCATGCAGGTAAATATCTTTACCGATTTCCCATAGACGAGCGCGACGATACGGAGGGGCGTGTCTTACGCCTGTCGTCGCTGCGCGACGGACCGAGCAGTGCCGTGGCGGTGGGTGAACAGCTGTACGTGCTTGACGGCGAATGTCTGCGCGTCGTACACAAAAACGGCGACATGGGTCCCGTCGATGACAGCGGCTACGACCCTTACGTGCCCACGCTGTATGACAGCGGCGTGCCGTGCGAGCAGCGCAACCTGCTGACCAACCGCTTCCGCGAAACCTTTACGGTGACCGTCGCCGAGGAGCTGGCCTACGGCACGCCCGGGCTCTCGTACGAGTCGGTCACCGACGGCGAGGAGACCGTAACGGTCACGGGTATCGGCGAGGGAACGGACACCGCACTCTATATTCCCGCCTACGTTACCCTCGGCGGACGCCGTATGCGCGTCGTCGGAATTTCCGACGGAGCGTTTGAGGGAAACACGCAGATCACCTCCGTCACCGTCGCGCAGGGCGTTGAGCGCATCGGTGCACGCGCCTTCAAGGACTGCACCGCGCTGCGCGAGGCGGTGCTGCACGACAGCGTGACGACGATTGGCGAGCTGGGCTTTGCCGGCTGCAACGAGCTCGGCGACGTCTACCTCGGGCACAGCCTTTGCTCGATCGGCGCGAACGCCTTCGTCGAAACGAGCGCCCTGTGCCACCTCCACTATGCGGGCACGCAAACAGAGCTCGACGCCGTCAGTGGCCACGAATACTGCATCGCACCCGACCGATGCTTCTATAACGTACACCGCCGCGATATCCGTTTGCAGCTCTTTCTGTCCTCTCCCGCGCTTCGTCTGACAAGCGTTTACGAGGGCGATACCAATCTGACCATGACGCAGCACACCGTGGGCGAGCGCGTGGCGTATCTTTGCGTCGACCGTCCCGACCGTACCGTGCTGTACGGCAAGACATTTACCGTAGAAGGACGCCTGTCGCGCGAGCTGTGCACGGAGGAGGGGGATATGGCATCCTTCTTAGCCTCCTACCCCTCCTACGAGGGAACGGCTCCCTCGGTCATTCACGGCTGTACCCTGTGCGCCGTCTTTGACGGACGCATCTTCGTATCGGGACACCCCGATCTGCCCGGGCTGGTCTTTTATACTCAGCGCACCAAAGGCGGTGTGCTGGATCCCAGCTATTTCGGCGTGTTCAACTATTTCGTTGACGGCGTCGGGGCTTCTCCCGTCGTCGGCATGCTGGCCACGGCCGATGCGTTGGCCGTCTTCAAGCGCGAGGACGACGGTGCGGGCGGTATCTTTTACCACAAGCCGCAGTCAACCGACCTGTCGCTCGTGCCGCGCGTCTATCCCGTATCCTACGTACACAACGGCCTCGGCTCGTACGGCGCATGCCTATCCTTCTTAGACGATCCCGTATTCGTCGGGCCGTCGGGCATTCAGGCACTCAACCGCGCGGAGCTGTCGCTGGAAAGGAGCATCGGCATCCGCTCGCACGCCATCAACGCACGCCTGCTGCGTGAGCAGCTCTCCGAGGTGCGCATGTGCCGCTTCCTCGGCTACCTCGTCGTATCCGTCGGCGGACACATGTATCTTGCCGACTCGCGCAGCACCTACCGTCACCGCACGGGACACACCGAGTACGAATGGTACTTCCTCGACGGGATCGGTACGTATACGGACGACCTGCCCGTCTACCGCTACGCCTCGGTCGCCGAGTCGCCGCTTGCGGTCAGTGCGTTGGTCGACGAGGTCGTGCCCGAGGGGGTTACCGTACAGACGTATACGCTCCCGTCGGGAGAAAGCGTGCCCTGCGTGTACGGAACGGACGGCACGGCTTACGCCGTGACGCTCACCGAGCAGAGGCGCGGCGGCGTTTTTCATCCCGCAAGGGCCGTCGCCGCCTTTGACGATCTGCTTCTGTTCGGCACGGAGGACGGCAGCGTGTGCGTCTTTAACAACGACATGCGCGGCGTTGCACCGAAGCGTCTGTGCGAGGCGGAGGATTTTGACGCCGACGTCTACGCGGCCACCTACGGCCGCCGCCTGCACCCCGAGTGGTACGACTTTGCACATCACGCGCCGCACTACCGCATGCAGACGGTCGCCGACAACGTCGGTATTCCGCATCTGAGCAAGCGCACCGTGCCGCACTCCATGACCGTCAAATTTCATGCGGGTGCCGTCAAGCAGCTGCACGTATCCGTCCATACCGACCGCGACGGCGACGTTGCCGTGGCTACTCTGCCCTCGGCCGCCGTTTGCTTCTCCGATATGGATTTCAGCGCGCTGAGCTTCAACGTGGCCGACAGTGTGACGCTCCCCGTGCGCGAGCGATGCCGCGGCTGGGTGGAAAAGCAGATCACCCTTTGGTCTGAGGAATACGGCTCTCCGATCGGGATCGACTCGATCGCGTATCGCTACACGGTAGACGGCCGAATTAAAGTGATATGACAAGTTTTGTTTGCTATATAACGCAAAAATGAAAGGAACGACATGAATACAAAGAAAATTTTATCCGGTGAGATCGCGCAGCTGAGGGTAGCCTCCCTTCCCACCCGTCCGACGGCCTCCGCCGACGTCGGCGGACGGGGCTACACGTCCACACAGATGAAGGAGGCCTTTGACCGTCTGCCCTTGTTTATTATCGACCGTTTGAACGGTCTGATCGACGAGCTGGGGCGCATCAAGAACCTTGACGGCGGATCACCGAGCAGCCGAGCGAAGGGAGGAAGCGGACTATGATCATACAGCATCTGCGCGGCACGCGCGGCAACTGGGAGGACAACGATCTGGTCATTCCCGACGGCGAGCTGGCCCTGCTCCGTGAAAACGGACGCACGCGCATCAAGATAGGCGACGGCTCTACCCCCTTTTCCAAGCTGCCCTTCACCGACGGTGCGATCAAGCAGCTCTCGGGCGGCGGACACGTATTTCTCTGCACGGGTGACGACGTACGGCTGGGCGCGTGCGCACAGCTGATGCTCAATCTGCCCGACGTCATCGACGAGGATTTTTACGCCACGGTGACCTTTGACAGCCCCTCGAACACGGCGACCGTGTTCGGCACGTCGCACAGCATCGTCATGACGGGCGACAACACCGACGCCGGCTGCTTTATTCCCGTCCCCGGCTGTCACTATACGGTGCTCGTCTGGTACGACGGTACGATGCAGGGCCTTGTCAGAGGAGCGGACACGTATGCATAAGCGTTTGTTCTTCCGCATGCGCTCGCTTTTGAGCGCAGGTACCCTTTTGACGCAAGAGGGCACGACGCCCATGGACGTCTTCCCCAAGGAGCAGCGGCCGAGGCGACTCGTTATAAAGGGGCGGTGCGAAGCGGTGGACGGCGTGCTTCGCCACGTCGGCGTGTACAACCACGCGTCCAAGCAGTATACCGTTCCCCTTCTGTATACCTCGCCGCAGGGCGTGACACGCAACGCCTCGGTGCTGTCGGACCGACCGCTGTACGGCGTGGACGGCTACGCCTGCGACGAGCTGAACGTGACGGGCGGCCGTCTGACGGTGCGCACCGCGTGCGTCAATCTCGCAGACGTGCGAGAGGAGATCTCCATTTTCGAACGTCGGGACGGACGACTCATCTACGCCTACCAGCTGCCTGCGGACGCGCAGGCGACCACCAACCGCGCGGCCTGCGCCTCGGCCTATTTTACGGTATGCGCCAATGCGACGGAGGTCGGTGAACGAGAGTTCGGCTGTAGCACCGATATCCATGGCAAAATGCTCATCTTCACGCTGAGCATGGCGATCCATACGGTAGAGGACGCCAAGGCGTATCTGATGGGCAAGGACGCGCGCATCGTTTACGTGCGCGCGGTGGAAAAGGTGCTCCCCTACCGCGCCGTGGCCGCCAGGCTGTTTGCTCCCGCGTGCCGCATAAGCATGCGCGAAGGGCCGCAGACCACCGTATCCGTGACGTATCTGCCGTACGAGGGGGTGGTATAACGCATGCTGCGTCTTTTGAAAAACGCCTCGCTCGTGCTGCTGTGGCTGGTGCTTTGCGTGCTGACCGTCAGCGGCTGTCAGGCCACCGCACCCACGTCCGTGCTCTATGAGCTCGGCACGGCTACGGAGATCGCCGAGCGCAGCTTTCTGGAAAACCTGCATCTGTTCGTCCGCACGGACTACGGCGAGTTTTGCGCTCTGCTTGCCTGTGCGGCGGCCGCCGAGGTCAGCCTGCTGCTGCGCCGCTACGCTCTGCCGTGGCTCAGCCGTCACGCGCCGCGCCTGTTTGCCTATCTTAAGGGCGCGTATACCCGTCTGCTTGCTCTTATGAAAAAGCAGGGCTTTACACCGCCCGTGTCGATGGAGCCCATCGACGTGCCGAGCTCCTTTGACGAGGACGACGAAGACAGCGACGGCACGCCCGAGAATACGCCCTCCGCGGACAGCGACGCCGCTTCCAACGGCTAAAAGCCCCGACGGCTGCACGCCCTAAGGGCGGTATGACGCAATGCGCGGCCGAGCCTATCCTCGGCAGAAAACAAAAAAGAGAGAGAACGCTTCGGACAAAAAAACCGATTTGTTCTCTCTTTTCTTATATAGGTCTTATATAGGGAATAGGCGGATATCGGAACGGCAGGACCGTCCGTTGGCGGAGCTTACCGATGCCAATACTTGCGGTCAAGGGCACGGTACATGATGGCCTCGGAGATGTGATCCGCACCGACGGTCACGGACTCCTCCATGTCGGCAATGGTGCGCGCGACGCGCAGAATACGGTCGTGACCGCGTGCCGAGAGGCCGAGCTTATCGAAGGCGGCCTGCAAAAGCTCCTCGCCCTCGCGATCGGGGGTACAGTAGGCTCGCAGAGCGTCCTGAGGCATGTTGGCATTAAGGATCGAGGGAGCACGGCCGTCGCGACGCAGGCGGTCGGCGGCAAAGGCACGCGCTCGGTTGACGCGCTCGCGGATACGGACGCTCGGCTCACCGGCGGCCTTGCTGTGCATATCGCGGAAGGTGACCGAGGGAAGCTCGATCTGAATATCCATGCGGTCAAGAAGCGGCCCGCTGACGCGTTCAAGATACTTCTGCACCGCACCGGGGGCGCAGGTACAGGTGCGGTTCGGATCACCGAAATAGCCGCAACGGCAGGGGTTCATGGCGCACACGAGCATAAAGGACGAGGGGAAGGTGACCTTGGACGCCGCACGGGTGACCGTAACCTGTCCGTCCTCCAGCGGCTGACGCAGCGATTCGGTGACGGTCTTGGAAAACTCGGGCAGCTCGTCCAGAAACAGCACGCCGTTGTGTGCCACGGAGATCTCGCCCGGACGCGGATTGACACCGCCTCCGATCAGACCGATGGGGCTGACGGTGTGATGCGGTGAACGGAAGGGGCGTTCGGTAACGAGGCTTTTTTTGAGCAAGCCCATGACGGAATGCACGGCGGTGGTTTCCAGTGCCTCCTCAAAGGTCATATCGGGCAGAATGGTGGGCAGGCGCTTGGCCAGCATGCTCTTTCCCGAGCCGGGCGGGCCGATCATGAGCACGTTGTGTCCGCCTGCGGCAGCCACCTCAAGGGCGCGCTTGGCCTTCATCTGGCCGCGCACGTCGGCGAAGTCGCCCACGGCAAAGACGCGGTCGCCCGAAAGTGAAATATCGGTGGGCTCCGTGGGCGCAAGCAATCGCTCGCCCTTCAGATGCGCAAGCAGCTCGCGCACGTGGCCGACGCCGTACACGGTCAGCCCCTCCACCACGGCGGCCTCCCCGACGTTATCCTTCGGCACGAATATATGATGCCGTCCCGCGCGACGCGCGGCAATACACATCGGCAGAATACCGCCGACGGCACGCACCGCGCCCGACAGCGACAGCTCACCGAGCAAGCAGGCATCGGACAGATCCACAGACGAAGGCAGCGTGCCGCTGCACAGGAGAATGGACGTGAGGATCGCCAGGTCAAAGGCCGAGCCCTCCTTTTTACGGTCGGCGGGAGCCAAATTGACGACCAGATCCATCGACGGAAAACGGATACCGCTGTTCTCGCACGCGCTCATCACGCGATTGCGAGCCTCCTTGACCGCCGCATCGGGCAGTCCGACAAGCTCCAGCTTGGGCACACGATCCCAGCCGCTGCACTCCACCGTGACCTCGTAGCCGTCCACGCCGAACAGCGCGGCGGTATAGACCTTGGAAAGCATCGTCGTATCTCCTTTCGGAAAAATTCTCAAAAACGCACAAAATGAAAAGAATTATTTACAAAACATGTCGAATGAAGAAAAACATCGAAAAGTTCTTCTGTTTTCGTCAGCGAACAGCTGTATACCCTTCGACAAGGGACGGCAGATGTGGTTAAGATGCGCGTAACGTCTCCCGAAGGCGTATAGACATACGTCGAGTGGGGGCGGTGCGCACAAATTAGCCGCATATGCTGTTCCTAACCGCCTATGG